TGCGAAACATCAGTCAATATGGCTTTCGCACTGATCAAGGACTGGCTATCCTACCTCATGAAGCCACCATGCTCAAAAGTTTGAACCTGGATAAAAACTTAGTTGACAAATTATCCCACTTGTTTAGAGTGCATGCTGTAAGTGTGAAATCATTTTTGGACAGAGGACAACTAGCCAGTCATGAAATCTTGAGCCTTCCTGGCTTGATGAAAAGCTTTTTGGCCAAAAAGGCAGAACGTGGTAGTTCCACATTTAGCCATGTGAGTAGAGAGTTTTTGGAGTGGCTTACAGGGCTCAACAGTACTGCTAGCCCTGCAATGCAGGCCAAGTGTTTGAAATGGATTCAAAGCCACATCCATGGTTACAATAGCGTGTGGCGGATAGTAAGTTTGTTGACAAGTTTGAAGCTGGATCTCAAGAAACAAATGGACCGTCAAACAGATGGGACAGTGGGTGCTAGTTTGGGTGGAGATCCAGGACATGAGGGATTTGTGGCTGTAACTCCCACTGGAATAGTGAAGTTTGTAAATCGTGCCCAATTTATGAGAAAAGGCGAGCCTGATTCATTGATGGAACAAGAACACAACCGGGTAGTTTGGACCTTTGGGAGGATGAATCCTCCCACTCGTGGTCATCAGCACTTGGTTAACACAATGGCCAAACACGCTGGCAAGGGTGACTATTGGATCTTTTTGAGTCACAGTCAAGACGGCAAAAAGAATCCATTGCCTTGGGCGGAAAAGCTGGAGTTTTTCCAAGAGATTATGCCTCAACACCAAGATCATGTGGTGCAGGATGAGGAGATCAAAACTCCGCTGCAAGCCGCAGAATGGCTCTACAACAAAGGCTATAGACATTTTGTATTTGTTGCCGGCGAAGATCGTGTGCAGGGCATGAAAGACCTTTTTGACTCTTGGAACAGTCCAGAAATACGTGAAAAACATCAACGTCAACCAGTGACGATTGAAATTGTATCAGCTGGAGAACGGCATCCAGATGGCATTGGCGTTAGTGGAATAAGCGGCACCAAGGCACGTGCGGCTGTTTTGAACAAAGACAAAAAGGCTTTCCACCAAGCTGTGGGTTTGGATGATGAACTTTCCAATAGGCTGTTCCAATCAGTTCGACGCTATCTCAAGCACCCTAGGAACACAGTAATGGAAGCTCATGAGCACGCTGCTGGCACCATAGTTGTTTTGAGCATGAGTCCCAAAAATGCTCGAGAGCTCAAAGAATGGTGTGAAAGTCAAGGTGTTCCCTGTATGAATACTGATGATCTTCACATGACTGTTTTGTATAGCCAAAAACCAGTGCCTCACCTCATGAGCATGCATGGTAACACTGTGGTTGTGCCAGCACAAATAAAAGGTTGGACCAAAATGGGCGACAAAGCCCTGTGCCTAGACCTAGATTGTGACCTGGCACACAAATTTCATCATCATTTGAAGAGCAAGGGCGGAACTCACGATTTCCCCAACTTCATTCCACACAGCAGCGTAAATTACAATTGGTTGGAGAGAACAGACCTACCAAAAGTTTTGCCCAACTTTCCTCTGCTGTTTGATCAGATTCATGTCAAGCCAATTGATCCCCGATACGGAAACAAAAGCTAAACAGCTACACCTGTCAACTGCTCAATCCTTGCAGCTTCTTCTTCTGATTTGCGTTGCTCACTGGGAGATTTCTGCTTAAACTTCCCAGTTTTCACATCCATTGTGGGTTTGCCAGTGGGCCCTAATTTATCCAAGCTCCTTAGAGTTTGAATCAACTCAGTCAACCCTTGATGAATAGCCCTATTGCCTTTGATGGCTCGTTGAATAGTTTCAACACTTTGGAAGCTGTCGTGAGTGAATCTGGGCCCCAATAGCTTTTGTGCAATCACATCAGGATCAGTGGAGATAACAGATTCATCTTCCCGATTCAACAGTCCACGTTGCCAACTGTATTTCATTCCCAATGCTTTGGCAATACTGCTCATGAGTTGATTTCTTTCTGCACCAGTGTAGTTGCTGGCGTCTCCTGGACTCTGCATGCTGAATTTCATCCATTGAGGATCATCATGGAAGAAAAAGTCAGTTTGCACGAAGCCATTCTTGGGATCACCTGCAATTGGTGTCAACAGATGAACTTCTCCAGCAGGCTTCACATACTCTTTGGGGTTCAAACCTTGGCTCAACACCCAGTTTTGGAGACTTTGGGCAAATTGGGCTTTTGACATTTTCTTGCTGTCGACTACGATGTCGATATCCCCACTGCTGGCTTTTTTGCCAACACTGCCCAAGGTCATGCCATGCATGGGCAGCCCTGTGATTTTTTCCAGCCAATCCAACGTGGGACTGATCAAAGCCAGTGGGATACGAGTGGTGCGTGGATAGCCATCTGAGGTTTTGAATACGTTGCCGCCTTCAAAAACTAATTGTGGGGAGAGTTCAAACTGTTTCATGATCTAGTATTTAGATTCCAGCTGGTTTCCAGCACATAAATATTTGGCTAATATTTTTGAGGAAAGAATTGCATGCCTAGATTTGGTGGTTTTGGTGTTAACACTGGTTCTTTGGTTGGTGGACTTGTAAACAACGTTGTGGGGTCGGCTGCCTCTGCTATTTTTCCACGCGGGGTGTTTGGCGGTTTTGGAATTGGAGATGGTGTGAATTTGTTGGGAACACTCAACAATCAAGATCCCACTAACCGACGTGTAAGCCTGCGGCCCAGACCAGCTGCTGCTAATCGAGTGTTGGGCAAGGGATTATTGGATCCTTTGCGAGAAACAAACAATGGCATGGTTTGGCCCTACACACCTACAATCAACTATCAACAAGACATTGATTATCAAACCATTAGCACAGTTCATACAAACCAAGACTTTCATATATTTGCACGCACGCCGGCAACTTCATTCAGTGTTGATGGTCAATTCACTGTTCAAAATCAAAAAGAAGGACGCTATGCCTTGGCATGCATACACTTTTTGAGAACCATGAGCAAGATGCATTTTGGTGAAAATGACAAAGATGCAGGCACACCTCCTCCTATTCTCTTGTTCAATGCCTACGGTCCCTTTGTGTTCAACAACTTGCCAGTCATAGTCAAGAGCTATAGTATTGGATTTCCAGATGATGTAGACTATGTTCAAGTGGCTAGTGGATTGTCCCCAGTAAATCAACCCACTGTGCCAAATAATCCCGCAGGAGGTAGTATTATTGCTGAAAATTTACCTCCAATTCCCGGAGTGCCCGCGCCAAGTATTCGCAATAATCCTAATGATTTGATATATAATGATCCTGGTGCACCTTCAGGCCGTGCCCGCACTATTGATCCTAGAGCAGACATGTCGTGGGCAGACCCGCTGAACAATCCTCCTGGAGCCAGTGTTCAACAACAAACACCGTCAGCTACAAAAGGTGTTTGGTTGCCCAGCTTGTTCAAAATTTCAGTAACATTGATTGTGCAACACACTCCTACCACATTGCGGAAGAGATTCGAGTTGCCCAAATACATCAATGGTGACCCAAGTCAAAGTGATTTCATCTAATGACAACAGTAACTTATCTACGCAGTAGTCCTTACTATCGTACTCCACAAAACACCACATATCTGGATTTTTGGCGGCCACCATTACTCACAAGAACAAGTGACGATCTAATTGTTACTTTGGCACAACGGCATCTACATCGGCCTGACTTATTGAGTTTTGAACTATATCGAAATCCACGGGCATGGTGGGCGTTTGCTATCCTAAATCCTGATCAAATTGTGGACCCAATTTATGATTTTGTTCCTGGGATAACAATTTATGCCCCAAGTCAACTCAGTATTGAAAGCAGCTTGTAATGGCCCCACCAATTACCAATCATTATCTACGAAGAATTATTGCAGACTTGAAAGCTCGTAGTGTAGACTTCATCCCTGAAGACAATATACTTAACGATGATGATAGATATGCATATCACTTGCAATTGTTCATGATAAATGACAGAGACTCTCAAGACCCTAATGTAAGACAGAACCTTGAAGATAACAAATACAGGAAAATTATTATTGCTGAAAGTGGAGTAACCGCAGGATTCAATATAACTGAATGTGAAATAGAAGATGCTGTTTCATCTAATTTCCGCAATAAAAATAGTAAATCTGTTAAGGTAGATATCACTATTGTGGAACCCTATAATATGAGCCTACCCGATAAGCTATACCAATCAAGTGTTCAGTTAGGAATCATAAATTGGCGCTTATCTCCAATATTTCTGAAAGCTTATATTGACTATTACGATAAAGACGGAAACCTGCCTAGTAGTCGTAGCCCAGGCAAACATTATAGACTCAACATTGTTGATTTTAACAACAGCCTAACGGCTGCCGGTACTATTTATAAATTACAGTGTGTGGTTGATAACAACATTGGTTTTCGTAATAATTTTTATATTATCCCACAAACTTACACGATTACATCAGGTAATATCTCACCCTCCCCTAGAGGAGTTCCTGTGCCCTTTGGGGCAAATACTATAGGAGCTTTCTTCCAACAATTGGAAGCAAAAATTAATGAATTCTACGCAAAACTTAGGGAAGGGCCTCCTGTTTCTGCTCCTCGAGGTGCGCTTGATCAACGGTATGAAGCACAAGCTGCTCAGTTGGTTTTTTACGAATTTAATGTGCAGGAAGAATTAGCTAACCAAAAAATAAAATTTAGCCCAAATGTAAACAATAGACGGGCAAGTTTCAGACAAGTTGGGGATAAGGTTGAAATAACTGTTGGTAGAGGAATCAGCATTGGTGCCTTAGTTGACGATTTATGTGCCTCAATTGATAAACCAGAATTTTTTATTCCTAATGATCAGAGTGGAATTATAAAAGTACCGTGGATAGAATGTGTTGTTGAAAACATAGGATGGGATTATTTGTTGGGCGATTACGTTCGCCGATTACGGTTTTTTATCAATGTAAAACAAACAAGACGACCTATACCTAATGTTACATTTGGCAAAACTTTCCAACTATATGACGAGTTCCAGAATGCAAGATTGAAATCTATTGCTGATGGTGGAACTTTGCGCAAAGCCTATTTGTATTTTTACACTGGTAATAACACAGAAATAATAAATTTAGACGTTAAATTTAATCATCTACATTATATTCCACAACCACTAACTAGTGCATCAGTTTTGCCTGCTGTTTTTAGTGCTCCTCTTGCTAATCCGCTTGATGTAGGGCAAGCTTTAGGTAGACGTGCATCTATTCAATCAAGGTTAGATGCAATTAGTGCTGAGATAGCTCGGGGAGCTAGTCCTGATAGAGAAAGAGAATTATCTGCAGAAGTTGGACGTTTAATTGCCGAAGACAATGCGCTTGTAAGACTTGTTGCGGAGCGTTCAATAGTTATTTTTGACCCAGTGTTAGGGGGGCTAATTGAATCCCGTACAGATACGGAGTTAGGACAGCTGAGTATAGAAACGCTGAGACGCAGGAACGAGCTTGCTGCTCAGCGCCAAACCGCTTCTATAAGGGCAGCTAGGTTAGAGTTTGCTGAAGATGTCACAAGTCAACAGCAAAATGTACCAATATCCAATTTAACTTATATTACTGATCCTAGAGATTTGATAAATTCAGTGCGCGGAACAGGGTCGGCGCCAGACGATGTTCGTCGATTATATAGTAGTATAACTAGCCAAATTTATGATAGACGCTCTGACATGGTCAATATTACAATGGAAATTAGGGGAGATCCTTATTGGATGGGGAGATCAAATCTAGAGCGTAACGACAGATTGTTACAAGCCCTCCCGCCAGGAAATATTATTGGCGGCCAAACGTTTAACATGGCAGCTCTACCTGAAGAAGTATATGATCCTTACGACGCGTATTTTTTGTTGGCTTTCCGAGCAGGAACAATACCAAACGAGCAAACCGGCTTTATGGACTTGCGTGATGATGTGGATTTTTTTAATGCGCTTTATCTTGTTGTCCAAGTAACACACATCTTTCGGGACGGAAAATTCACACAAAGAATAGAAGCAACACGCGATGCACTTTCCAATATCGGCAAGGAGCCCCCTGCTGGTACGGTTCCACCAGTTTTGCGAACAGGTATAAATCAGTAATTTGAGAAGCTATAAATGGCCACGTTAAAACAAACAGTAAATTTACCAGGAGCTTATGAACTTGACCCAGGCGGACTACGAGCAACATGGGACAAGATATATCTTGGCCTAGTGCGAGATGTAAATGATGCCCGTAATATGGGACGTATCCGAGTTTGGATCCCTGAACTTGGGGGAGCAATAAACAATGATGCAACCTGGATAGTCTGTGATTATGCAAGTCCATTTGCTGGGGCATCAAACGTTGCTGATGTAAACCTTAATCCCACTAGTTCACAAACAGACTATGGTATGACATTCATACCACCTGATCTCAATAACCAAGTGCTGGTTTGTTTCATAAATGGCGATCCCAGTCGAGGGGTTTGGTTTGGTTGTTTGTTCCAAGTTGACCGCAATCATATGACTCCCAGCACTCCTGCCAGCAGTCCACAAGAGCAGAACCCAAATATATTCACTGGTGAATCACCAACATTTTTATCTGGTTACGATGCAGCTCGAGAATCTGGAGGAGTTAACCTCCCTATTGAACAAGGTGGACCAGCTCCTCGAGGTATGCAACAAGGTATTCGCACCATGGGTTGGCGTACGCCATATGGGCACACTATGGTTTATGACGACACTCCAACAGACGCTTTTATCCGCCTGCAAACTCGTGGCCTAGCTCAAATTGTTATTCATGATACAAAAGATAGAATCATAATCAACACTGGTCCAAACAGAGCCAGGATAGAGATGGACAAAGAAGGCAACATTGACATTTTTGGACAAAAGAGTGTAAGTGTCAGTGCCGGACAAGACATCAATCTACATGCTGACAGAGATGTGAATATTGAAGCTGGTGGCAGCATCAAAATGAGAAGCTTAGATGAAACACGCATGTTCAGCAAAAAGCCCTTCAACATCAGCAGTGGTGGAGATGTTTTGTTGTTCAGTCAAGGAAATATGCATCTTGTAAGTAATTCAAATATCTACAACACTGCTGTAGGAAGCTTGCAATACAGAAGCAATTATGGCATATTTCTCACCACTCAAGAAAGCAACATTGACATCAAAAACTTGACTGGTAATATTCGCTTGTTTGCAGGAGGCAATGTTGATGCCAGCAGCACAGGTGACGTAAGGTTAAGAAGCACAAATGGCAACTTAAATTTAGTTGCCAGTGCTGATGTCAAAGTTCAAAGCACAGGTACCTTGAATTTAGTAGGTGGTGCTGATGTCAAAGTTCAAGGCAATGGATCTGTAAACTTGCGTTCTGGTGCAGGAAGTGTGAACACTGGTCCAAAAACAGTCTTGAATGTTGCTAATTTACCAGATGCAGCCAAGCCCA